TTGCGTTGTCTACCAAAGAGACAAACCAAGATTACATCTTGATTGCTTATTTTCTCATCTTGATATTTTGGATTTTGGACGGATATTTTCTCTCGCAAGAAAGATTATTTAGAGATTTATATAACCAGGTAAAAATGAGGGGAAGAGTGCAAAGAATTGTGGATGAGCTATTGACAAAATAACAAACAATTTAAAAAGTGGTATAATAGGAATGGAAAGGCACAGCCCTTGGGGGGCTTACCCACATCATCATCATCATCCGTGCCTTGTCCATACAGGGAGGGTGTCTAGCGCTTGGCACCCTCCCTCTATCTCTGAGAGTTTATTGAAATTGTGGTATAATATGAGTGTAGCTCTTTGACAATAGACCAACAGGTTTTCCTCCCTCCTCCTGTTGGTCTATTATGAGGGAACCATGAGGGGCTGATAGTATGAAGGGGATTGATAGACACCACATATACTATCCCCGCAAGTGGTATAAGACGAAGCTCGAGAAGAAGTTTCGTAACCACCCCGACAATGTGATATTTATTGACAAGATGTTTCACAGGGCTATACACCTCGCTGATAGCCCTCCGCCCAAGCCGTCTGCTGATTACATGAGGCAGTTTCTTGATAGGCACCTTTAATTACACGGGGAGGGAATAAACCCCCTCCCCGCCTGTCCTGTCCGTTTAATTTGCGTAGATAGCGCACTGGTAGCGTCTTGGTCGATGATCAAGTAGGCAAACAATGGCGAGCAGGACGGGCAATGATAAAGATTGACAAAGCGGACAAAGTTTTTTCTCAATATATTAGATTAAGGGATCGTAAGTGCGTTAGGTGCAAATCACCAGTAAAGATTAAAAACAAACTACCTGTATCGCATCATGCCTCCCATTATTTCGGAAGGGGTAAAGAGAATACGAGGTTCGATCCTGAAAACGTTGATTGTTTGTGTTTCGGTTGCCATAGGATATGGGGATCTGACGACCGAGAAGCGTACCGTGAATTTAAAATAAACCAACTAGGAGAAAAACGTTTCAATGATTTAGTGTTAAGATCCAATTTTTTAGTCAAAAAAGACAGGAAATTGTCTTACCTGATAGCAAAGAAGCTGTTTGATAATTTAACAAAAGAATGATACAATAAAGAAAAAGGAGTACAAATGAAAGTTAAACCTCTTGCAGGATATGTTCTCATAAAAGACAAAGATTTCGAACTAGACGGGGGATTTGTGGTACCAGAATCTAACTCCGATCAAAGAGTGATCGGAGAAGTTTTGGATATTGGCGAGGATAAAGAGAACAAATCGCCCGTTAAAATCGGCGATGTCGTGGTTTATAAAAAATACTCTAAAGACGACTTGAGGTTACAAGGAGAAGATTACCGTTTAATAGAGTTTGATAATTTAGTGGCAACAATAGAGGAGGCATAATGAAAAAAGTAGTACACGGTGAGGACACTTATAAGCAGTTATTAAAGGGCGCACAGGTTATTAGCAAGGTAGTAGGTTCCACTTTAGGACCGAAGGGATCAAACGTAGCAATCAGCCGTGATTGGGGTGTGCCCTCTGTTATACACGACGGAGTTAGTGTTGCTCGTGAGGTTGAGGACAAAGACCCTGGTGTTAATATGGGCATCCAGTTAGTCAGAGAAGCGGCGCAAAAAACCAACGACATGGCGGGCGACGGTACCACCACCGCTACTATTTTAGCTTATGCTATATCAAAAGAAGCTATCAAAAATGTTATGGCGGGGGCAAACGCTATGATATTAAGAAAGGGCATGAATAAAGCTGTTAAAAAAATAGTACAGACTTTGAGGGATATCTCTAAACCTATTAAGGATATTAAAGAGATAGGGCAGGTTGCTACTGTATCTGCACAGAGCCAAGATATCGGGGACATTATTACTGGTGCTATTGAAAAATTAGGACACGATGCCGTTATTGCCGTAGAGGAAAGTGCTGGAACTGACATTATGGTTGATTACAAAGAGGGTATGCAGTTCGACAAAGGATTTGCAAGTCCTCATTTTATTACCAAACCCGACACGAACGAGGCAGAAATTTCTGATCCGTATATTTTCTTAACGGATTATAAATTCGATGATGTACAGCGGTTGGTGGACTTATTTAAAAACTTCGGATCGCTAGAGAAGCAAGGAACCAATCTAGTGATAATCGCTGATAGTTTTTCACCCGCTATATTAGCACACATATTATCTAACAAGTTGCAAGGCAGATTAAATGTTATACCTATACAATGCCCGTATTACGGAGAAAAAAGAGCGGACTTTCTTGCAGATTTAGCTGTGGTCACCGGTGGGAGTTTCATATCAAGTGAAGCTGGCGATAGTATCAAAGACATGACTATCGAGGACTATGGAAGGGCGCAGCTAGTAAATTCTACGGCTGATAGGACTATGATCGTTGGGGGCATGGGAGATAAGTTGAGTATAGACAAGAGAGTTATGCAATTAAAGAAAGCGCAATCTTTGGCAAAGAAAGAGTTCGATCAGGAGAATTTACAGGAGCGTATTGCCAAGTTGTCCGCTGGTATTGCTGTTATCACTGTTGGGGCTGGGTCTGAAATGGAAATGAGGGAGATTAAGGAGAGATGTATTGATGCTATCAACGCTACTAAGTCTGCAATAGAGGAGGGCATTATCTTTGGCGGTGAAATCGCTTTACTTGAGTCCTCCTTAAAATGTGATATAGAAGCAGACAACCAAGACGAAAGACTAGGCGTTAACATAATAGTCAATGCTTGTCAAGAGCCATTTAAAGTTTTAATGGAAAATTCTGGTTTCAACCCTGGGCAAATGTTAGAGAGAGTTATCAAATCTGCTTCGGGCAAAGGTGTAGATGTTATGGACGGGAAAATTAAAGATTTGATGTCTGCTGGAATTATCGATCCCGTCAAAGTATCGAGATGTGCTTTAGAAAACGCTTCTAGTTGTGCGGTAATGCTTATGACTACGAAGTCCTTGATTGTTGAAAAAAAGAAATGAAACACGTTATCGTAAAAACTCCGTGTTGCGGTGGTAACGCTAACATAGAGATATTGAAGCCAGGCGATCAAGTATGCGTTTGCCCGTTATGTAAGAAAAAGTTTTTGCTAGTTTGGTCAAAGATTGGTAAGCACAAGGTAATATATGGCAAAGATAGATGAGGAAAGAAAAATAATAGCACGGATTGAGGCTCTTACTAGGCGTAGAAATAAAGTATTTCATTCTTACGTGGTAGTTGTATCGTTATCGGGAGTCGCTGGGGTCCTTAATGGCTTACGGTTTGGTTTAGGTGTGTTGTTTGTTATCTTGTTGGCCAATTCTTTGTTTGCTTTATGGGAGTTGCAAAATGATTAACTTTGTATTAGGCGGGCTATATACGGTTGTTGTTTTGCTTATCGGTGGGGCGATCGGGATTTATTTCAGAGATGATAAGCTAAAGAAAGTCACCAATAAGATTAAGGATAGAAACAGGGACAACTCTGGAGCCGTAAATCCACGTAAAGTTTACAAAATAGATAGCGATCCCGTTAGAAATAGGATCAAGGAGTTAAATGATATGCAGTAATTGTGGGAATGAGACACCTACGGTTAGATATTGTCATGGCAAAGAGAGTTGCCCTCATTGCTCTAGCTTGAGGGTGTCTGAGGGCAATTTTGTTGACGGGTTGCTCACTAGGAATAGTTTACGGGTAAGGAGCGAGGCTTTAAAATATGCAGGCGATCTTATACAACCGAGAGTTTATGACAAATACAAAAGAGATTATGTGCCTAATCCTGATTTTATTAAACAATACCCGAATAGAGTGAAAGACACATTCTCTAAGGAGGAACTACATGGAACCCCTAAAGTGGTCAACCGAAAAAAGGCATAAAAAAGGTACTATCATGAGCGAAATAAAAGAATCAGAATACAAGCGAATGAAGGTAGGGGATTTGAAGTTGTGGGATAAAAACCCACGCAAAATTCAAGACAAAGATTTTAAACGTTTGAAGGATCAGATTATTAAACTAAATGTTTACAAGCCTCTTTTAATAAATCAGGACAACATTATGTAATGGAGTTAGACCCGGCCTATTGTGATGTTATAAGAAAAAGATATGCGAGGTTACATGGCGAAGAAGAGCAATGGGAAGAGTACACCAAAGCCCAAACATAAAGGCGGTAGACCGACAAAGTTAGATCCGAATGTTGTGCAAAAACTAACTGCAGCTTTTCACAATGGATTTAACATAGAGGAAGCATGTAGTTTTTCGGGAATTGCAAAAAAAACTTACTATAACTGGATTGAAAAAAACAAAAGGTTTTTATACGAAATGGAGGTAGCTCAGCAAGCGGTTGGTAAACAATCAAAGAAAATAATTGTAGAAAACATACAAAACGGTAACTGGAAAGCAGCGGCGTGGTGGTTAGAGCGGAAACAACGCAAAGAGTTTGCATCACGAACTGAATTGACTGGAGAGGATGGTGAAAAATTGGAAGTAGGTATAATTGTTAAACCAACAAAAAGAGAAAAAGGTTTTATGGACCCCACACCCGGGACCCCAAGAGGAAGTTCTGACTCGGACAGAGTTTGAGATACTTTATGGTGGTGCAAGAGGAGGAGGAAAAACAGATGCTGGGATAGTGTGGCTAACGGACTATATTCTTAATCCTAAATTTCGAGCATTAGTTATTAGACGCAATGCCGATGACTTATCCGACTGGGTGGATAGAGCTAGCAGAATGTACGCAGGATTAGGGGTCAATATTGCTTATAGGCCTGCTATTTTGAGGTTTCCAAGTGGGGCTATTATCAGAACTGGCCATCTAAAGGACGAACTTGCTTATACTAAATACCAAGGGCATGAGTATCAAAGAATGCTGATTGAGGAGCTGACACAAATTCCTAGTGAAAAACGTTATATGCAACTTATATCGTCTTGTAGATCTACTGTACCAGAATTAAAACCAGAGATATTTATGACAACCAACCCTGGAGGAGTTGGCCATTCGTGGGTGAAGAAAAGATTTATAGATCCTTCGCCTCCTAACGTACCGTTTAAGGATCCCTCATCTGGCAGAACAAGGATATTCATACCCGCTAAAGTTGACGACAACCCCACGCTGATAAAAAACGACCCTGACTATGTCGCTGGATTGGAGGAGTTGAGAGTTGCTGACGAGCAATTGTATAAAGCATGGAGACTGGGAAGCTGGGACGTGTTTATTGGACAAGTGTTTACCGAGTTTAATCGAGACATACACGTCAACGATAGACTAGATTATCCCATAAAAGATTGTATTAAGATAATAGGTTTTGACTGGGGGTATAACGATCCCGGCTGCGCCGAATGGTTAGCTATCGCACCCGAAAATAAACGAGGGGTAAGAAGGCTACATTTTTACCGTGAAATATATAGAAACGGAATGAGGCCTAAAGAGTGGGCGAGTGAATTATCTATTTTTGCTAAGATAGAAGATACGGACTTTCTAGTCTTACCCCATGACTGTTTTAGCGCACCTCATGGGGCTAGAACTATTGCGAGTATATTTCAAGAGGTCTTTAGAAAACAAAACATCACAACAAGGATTGTGCCTGGTAACACTTTAGCTAAAGGGGCAAGAATAAACAGGGTAGCTTTGATGCACGAGGCGTTGTCTATCTCGCCCGACAATAAACCTCATATGTACATGCACCCCGATTGTAGTAACTTGATCAGAACGTTGCCAGAGTTGGTACACGACGAAGTTAATGTGGAAGATGTCAATTCTAACAGTGAGGATCATGCTTACGATGCCGCTTCTGGTGCGTTGCTTTTTGTAAAAAACAAGTGGAATTTATTATCTGGTTCTGTTAAAATGAGAAAAAGGACGGCCAAACCATCTCCCTATATTAAACCTTTGGCTGACGGTACATTTTCATCGCGTGATTTTATGAAAGAATATAAAAGAAAAATAAAAAAGAGGTCGCATGTTTAATAAGGGGAGAGACGAGGAAAACAATATTAGTGTTTGGCTCGATGAGAGCGGTGACGATGTAAAATCTTTTTATTGTTGCGTTTGTGGGCATAAGTGTTTCGAGTATCATGGGAAAGTTAAGCTGATAGTGCAAGGGGCGTCTAACGCTGGCCGACAATTAGTGGTACAATGTAAAGGGACTATATTTAAGAAAGACTATTACGGAGGGGTAATGCCAGTAAAATGTAAAACTAAATATTGGATCGGATAATGAACACACAAGACGAAAAGCAAAACGATGCAGTTGTAGACAGTACGTCACCCATTAGTTTACCGATTAGCGATAATGAATTTTTGAGGTTAGTCAATAAGAAAATATCTGATGCTAACGTTTATTATGATAAGATTGGCCTCAATAGTAGGTCTAAACGTAACGAGAAGTATTACAAAGGTGGATCTGATGACGACGAGGAGTTGGAGGATTGGCAGATTGACTATAAAGATAATATGATATATCAAGATGAGGAGACTCGCTTGAGTTTAGCCGGTAGCCGTTTGCCCGATATCGTAGTCGTACCCTCCTCTAAAGATGCTAAAGCTAGTGAGATCGCTAAATTACAAGAGAAAGCTTTGAATATTACGCTTAAGTCGAGTAATATGCAATGTTTAGTCAAGGATATTTTAAGGCAAAGAGATATTAAGTTTAGATCTGCTGTTAAGATAACATGGGATAAGACTATCGGAGATGACGGGGACTATCTGTTTAAATTGGTAGATGTTGACAAGCTAATATTAGACCCTAATGCAAATATACCCCATTTTGGCTTTACTACTGACAACATGCAGTATATTGCAGAGTTTATTGAGGAACCTGTTGGTGAGGTGCTTGCTAAATTTCCTGATAAAAAAGATGAGATATTTAAAGAATTGGGATATATCAAGGGTACTACCGCTCAAATGGCCTCCATTATAAGATATACCGAGTTTCATTTTACATGGTATGACAAAGACGGCAAGAATATAGAGGGCGTTGGTTGGAAATATGGAGATGTCGTTTTAAAAACGCAGAAAACCCCCTACTGGGATTGGGACGGAAAAGAAATATCATCAGAGGAACCTAATGAAATGGGCGAGTTTGACGTTGAGACGGTGTATAAGAACTTTTTTGATCGTCCACGTAAGCCGTATATATTAGCAACTCATATCAATCTAGGCAAGGATCCTATTGATGTTACAACACCTATTGAGCAGGCAATACCGTTGCAAAGAATTATAAACAAAAGAGGCAGGCAAATTACAGAAATATCCGATAGTACTGTTGGTAAATTAGGATTTGCTGGTGAATATATATCCAAGGATCGTGTAGAGGAGATGAGTACTGATCCTAAAGAGTATATTTATCTAGACAGTGCCGATGATATAAGAAAAGCAGTTACTGTATTTCCAGGTTCGCAAGTTAGCCCAATTCTATACCAAGATCTTGTGTCTAACAGAGGGCAAATAGACTCCAAGTTTAGCACCCATTCTACCACGAGAGGTGAAACGGTTGATAACGCATCCGGTAAGTCCAAACAAATCACTCGCGAAGGTGATTTAACGATAAGTGATGATTTAGTCAATATAACTATCGTTCGTTTGATGTCGGAAATGGCGCAATGGGCAACACAAATGATGGTCACGCAATATAAAACGCCTCATTTTGTGCGCAATTTAGGAAAAGACGGGGAATTAGTAGAGATTGAATTACAGAGGGATAACATTGATAACGGTGTGTCAATTATGGTTGACGCTAGTACTGTCGATAAATCAAAGAGAAGGAGCGAGGCGTTGTTAATGGCTAGCCAGAGGAACATAGATCCTTTGTCTATGTTTGAAGATATGGATTTACCTAACCCCAAAGAAAGAACACGGAGATTAGTAAGTTTCTTAATGGGAGTCCAAGACGGCTATTCTCGTTACTCTGATGATGTCGGACTTGACGAAAAAGAAAAAGAGGAGTCCGAAGATAAAGCTGTTGAGGATATTAAAACTCTAGTTAGTGGTGGCGAAGTAGAACCAGAGGACATTGATGAAGCGTATTTAAGGACATTCATAGACTTCGTGGGGAGTGATGCTTTTGGCGAAATACCGCCTCAAGCTCAACAAAAGATACAAGAATATGTGTCTAGATTAAAAGGAATGGCTGGAGGTAGTGGGGCTATTGCACCTGACGGACAAGCCATGCCCGAACAACCCCTAGAAGGAAATTTGCCTGAGGAAATGCCACCGCCTCAGACAGGTATGGTGTAACATGCTCGGAATATCCGATAAGTGGAAACAACGCTTAAAGGAGATGATCAGTGGTGCTCCTGTGGCACCTTTCATTGAGGTTGGTGATGTTTATGACTTCGGCAAAGAGATATATAAAGATTATATATATGACAGAGAGAAAAAAGAAGTTTTGCCTTCTGGACTAATATCTTATAACGTACAGCAAAAGAAAGCGGTGCCTAAACATGGGGAGCTTGCTAAATTGGCAACTACCAATATTGGTGAGTTAACACCTGACGAGCAAGAGAAAAAAATACAGCAAGACCTTGATCTAGCGACTAGCACCATGCCTATAGTGGCTGTAGGTAAATTTGGAAGCAAGGTGGCTAATAAGATTGCTTCTAAAGAAATAGGGGCAGTTAAGAAAACGGGGCAAAAGATCGGTGAAGCAGTATCTGACGTAGTAAAGAAAACGGCTAAGAAGTTTAGCGATATATTAGATAATGTGGAGGCGACTAAACCCGCAGAGATATCAAAGGTTGAGCCCACCCCCACACGAGTACAACCTAAAGTACCTATATCACAAAAAGCTCTTAGCAATGAAGCAAGGAAGTATAAGAGTGCTGAGGAGTTTGTGAAGGCACAGTTTGGAAGAGATGTTAAATTTGCAAAAGTTGATTCGTTAGATGTATATGAAACTAATATAAATAGAGGATTAGTTGAAGATATTAAAAAACAGATACAAAATGGTGATTTTGTTGGTGCATTACAACACAGAGAAGCTATTGGAAAAACACCAGCGATAAGAGTTGAAGATGGAAAAGTTATAGATGGTAATCACAGACTTATTGCGTTAAAAGAACTTGGCATAAAAGAAGCGCCAGTTGAAATTATTGGTAGTAGCGGAAAAGTAGATTTAACAACAAAATCCCAACTAACTGACATCTGGAATAAAGCACAAACTAAGACAGACCCCCTTATACAAGAAGCCAAGAAATATAAGAGTGCAGAGGAGTTTATTAAGGCACAAGGGACACCTGTTTATCACGGGACATACGAAAAAGGTGCGATAAAGTTTGATAAATCCAAACTTGGTGTAAACAAGCCAGATTTTCTCTCAAATTTAGGATTTCATTTTACTCCTGATAAGAAAATGGCGGACAATCTTTTTGCTTATGATTATGGTGGAAAAGGGCAAGGTCAAACAATAGAAGCAGTATTAAACATCAAAAAACCACTTAAAATAACCGAGACTGATTTGGTGAAAGATATTATCCGTTATGGAAAAGAAAAAGGAACGATACCAAAACCTACTGCTGATGAATTACTTAAAAGACCTCTCTGGGGAAAAACAACAGACATAAAGGATATTACTCATTACATTTATCGTGTTTCTAAACAATCGCCAGAAAAAGCACGATTTAATATAAAACAGGTAGCACAGGATTATTTGGAAAATCTTAAAAAACAAGGTTATGATGGGATACAATATAAAAATGAAATAGAATGGGCAGCAGATAATAGATATGACTTTATTGCTTTTGAACCATCTCAAATTAAAACCAAATCCCAACTCACCGATATCTGGAATAAAGCACAAACTAAGACAGACCCCCTTATACAAGAAGCCAAGAAATATAAGAGTGCAGAGGAGTTTATTAAGGCACAAGGGACACCTGTTTATCACGGAGGAGCTGGAGTTGATGAACTTAGTAAGTCTGTTAAAATTCTATCACCAGAAGATAAATTAAAATACCCATCAAGCGGTGGTGGTTATATTGGTTTAAGCACGAGTCCAGATAAGAGTTATGCTCAACAATATTCCAGGCAAATAGCTGGTCGTGATGATGTGGCGGAATTATTTATACAACCCAACGCTAAAATTAAGAATATAAAGGGTGCTATTGATGATATGTCAGCAGATGAATTAGAAAAATTATCTAAAAAGTTTGATGTATTAAAAAGTGTTGAAGATAATGAATTTAGAATTTTAAATGAAAACATAATCAAAACCAAATCCCAACTAACAGATATCTGGAAAGAATCCCAACCCCTCTCTACAAATAAAGGGACACAGACACTAACAGAAGCTCTTAGAGGGGAAGCAAAAGGTGGTTACAAAGCAAAAACTAGCGGTGCTGATGATTATTACAGGTTAGTTAAGAGGGACGAAGCTGATGATATAATGAAAAATGGACTTAAACCAAATGCGGACGGTTATGTCAATCTTGCTACGCCTGGAGGCATCAGTAGAATAGCGAGGTTGAGTAGTGTGAAAGGTGATAATGTTTTGATTAAGGTAAGGCCTAAAAACATTGACAGCGTGACTAGCGATAGTGCTGCGGTTAGGGGCAAAATATCTCCCAAAAGAATTAGTTTAATATCGGATTTACGCAAGGAAACGCTTGAGAAAAAGCTCAAGGATTTGTTAAATATTTAATTTATGATATAATATAAAAAAGGAAATTATGAATATATCTGAGATTAAACCGTCAGTACGTCTTACCGAGGCAGAAGTGCCTGGCCTCAAATCTTTCAAACTGAACAAAACATATCCTATTGCTTTTAATGCGAAATTAGTGGGATTGTCGTCCGAAGGCAAATCAATTGTCGGTACTTTTGAGCCTATCGTAGAGGAAAAGCCCGCTTCAAGAAAAGAAAAAATAAATCGTATAAAAGAAAAAGTTGAGGAGGAAAATGGCAAAGGAACAAGAACTTGAGTTTGGTGATGTTATGCCCGACGAAGAGATCCCCCAGGCAGTAGAACAGCCAAGCGAGGACAGTCAAGAGACTTCGCAGGAGGATACAGAAGAACAAAAGGAAGAACCAGTTGCTGAACCCAGCGTCAATGACACGCTAAAAGATTTTGCGTCTAGTATGCAGAGCGAAATATCAAAAATCAACGAAAGACTGGACGCTTTAAATAAACCCGCCGTAGATCAAGAAGCTGATCAGGAAGTTGACCAGACGAGTGAAGCGTGGGCGAAGGTTGATGAAAGAATTAAACGGGTATTAAGCGAAGTCGAACAAGAGAACACGAGAAGAGCGGAGGAGGCCCGTATTGCAGAAGAGCAGTCCAAAGCAGCGATAGATGAACAGATAGATACTCAAATCAATGAGCTAGAAAGTAAAGGAGTTTTGCCCAAAATAAAAAACCCCGAAGATCCTAGTGATGAGGGGAGGCAAAGCAGAGCCGAGTTGTTAGGATATGCTATACACATGGACTCACCCAACTTGTCTGCTGTTGCTGACGCTTTGAAGGTAGTGCACGAATCGGGTCGCTATTTCGATTATAAGACACGAAGATTTTTAAGGAAGGAATCTACCGCTTATGGCGAAAAATCGCCTGTAGGGACGTCTAGCGGGGTAGCAGGCGGTTCTGGCGGGCTATCTTACGAAACATTGCACAAAGCTGACATGGATGCTATAATAAAATTAGCAAATCAGAACAACCTCGGTTAAAAATTAGGTTTTAGTTAATTATCAATCAAGCACGCTATCAAGCCGTCGTAAGACGGCTTTTTAGTAAGAAAGGAAAGCTATGGAATTTAGCGAGAGAGTGAAATCGTTGACGGCTTATGGCCTCGTGCCAAAAGTTGTTGACAACGTGCTTGGCGGTAACCCCGTATCTTATAGAGTTATCGGGAACGCCAAGAGTGGGAATGCAAAAGGCTACAGCGTAGTGAAAGCCGTAAAGGTTACTAACTCAAGTACTGCTAGTTCTTTTGCGGGTCTTGACACGTTTAGTGCTTCACCACTAGACACCAAGATTAGAATGGAATTCCAAATGCACGGTTTGAGACAACCCGTTGCGTTATCAGGTATGGAAATGGTTGCCAACATGCCTAGCGAGGCTAAAGTAACCGACATGATCAAAGAGTCGCTAGAGGAAACTCAACAGGAGTTGACCGACTACATTGGCGACTTACTTTACGGAGATGGCACAGGGAACTCCGATAAAGACTTCACAGGTCTTGGGGCTATCGTAGATGACGGTACCGATGTATCAACTATCGGCGGACAATCACGATCAACCTATCCTGTGCTTAATGCTACTCGCACCGCTTCAGGTGGTACGCTTTCATTAGCGAAAATGGCCACCCTACATAGTGCGATATCTGACGGCACACCGAACACCACGCCTACCCTATTGGTGGCGAACGATACAGTTTGGAACTTGTTTGAAACACTTTGGTTGCCAACCGTATCACAGACACAATCGATTTCATTGGCTCCCTCTGTTGTGGGGCTAAAAGGTGGATTGCAGAGAGAACAAGGGCTAAAGGGACAAGTTGGATTTACAGCTTTAGCTTATAAGGGTATCCCGTTCGTTGCAGATCCGAAAGCAACATCTCAAACACTCTATATGCTTAACGAAAAACAGCTAGAATGGTATGGCTGGGACGCTATGGGTGTAGCGGGATATAAGAAAGTATCACTCGGAAGTGAAACAATCGAAGGTGTTTACAGCGAAGCTCCTGGCCAATTCTCTGGATTTTCTTGGAGCGGTCTTATGACACCTACTAACCAGTTCGGTGTGGTTGGCGTTATACAATTGCTCGGTGAACTCACCAGCTTTGCGCCTAAGAGGCACGGTCGTCTGACTGGTATCACAGCAGTATAATTAAATAATAAAATGAAAGGATAGAAAATGAAGTTAGAATCACAGGCAACAATCCTTGACTTCAACCCCTATACCGAGAGAACAGAAGCTGGCCCTAGCCATTCGCTCGGGGAGCTGGTAGAACTTGCCGATCAACGCAAGTTTAGGTATGGGAAAGCGGGAGAAGCTATCACAAGAGGATATTTAGCTGTTGCACCTACGCCTAATACCGCTCTCCATACTCTGGCGGTATTGACGGGGGCGAAAGACTCTAAAGTAATTACATTCACCAATGCGGCTACGACAACTATCGACACTGCTGCGGAATGTGCTTATTATGACGAAGGTTATGTTTGCGTATCTTATGCAACCGGTAAGGGACAAACCCTCAAAATCAGAGGGCTCGAACCTACCGCTTCTGGTGCGGCTGGAACAATTAATTTGTTCGATCCTATCAATGTTGCGCTCGATACAACATCTAAAATAGATATCATAAAGAACAACTACAACGGCGTTATTATGGACGTGTTAGTTACCAACACCCCTGTAGGTGTATCTCTATCTGGTCTTACTGCGGCTGGCGATTATGGTTGGTTGCAAACCAGAGGTATCTGTGCGCTAGAATCTGATGCGACTATCGATGCGGCTCATTACGCGGTTGCTGACGGTGACGACCCGGGCAAGATTGAAGGTATGAGTGAAACCATTGCGACTACTGTTGCTCAATATCCTGTTGCAAAAACAATCGTGAAGGCGGCTGACACCTATGCTCACGCTGTTTTCTTAGTGATAGAATAATTAAACGCACGTTGACGAGCTAATTCAGGACGTGCAAAGCGGAGACAGCCTCCCTTTGCGGAGGCTGTTTCCATAAGAAAGGAATAACATGATGAATTTAGCGGATTATATCCCTGCGTTAAGATTCGGAGCTAAGCTTTCGATCGATGACTTACAGGGTGCTGGTATGCTGACGTTTGGAGACATTTATTACGTTCACTCGGTGACTGGTAGCGACACGGCCAATTCGGGGACAAGCCCCGATGACGCTCTGGCTACTATTGATACGGCTATCGGTAAATGTACGGCGGATAACGGTGACGTTATATTAGTATTACCTGGACACGACGAGAACCCGACTGCTAGTATTACAATGGACGTTGCGGGTGTATCTGTAATCGGTTTAGGTGTTGGATCAAAAAGGCCTACTGTTACCTTTGGTGCTTTGGGGGCTACAGTTGCTATGAGTGCTGCGGGGTGTAGGTTATCAAACATTAGGTTTGATCTTGGTACGGTAGCGGCTACCGTTACTAACGCTATTAACATCACAGCTGACGGTTGTCAAGTTGATAATTGTGAGACTATTGTTCACGCAACATCTCAATTTACCAACCACTTGACTGCTACGGACGCAGCGCACGTGAAAATTTATAACAATAAATTTCACAGTCTTGAAGCGGCTTCTAGCACTTCAGGTATAGTATTAGACGGTTGCGATGATATTGAGGTTGTCGGTAATGACGTACAAGGACACTTCGGGGAACATGCGCTTGACAATACGACCCCTGCTTCTTGTGACGAGATATTAAGAGGATATATCGCCTTCAATACATTCAGGAATGCAAGCACGACTGCAGGAGATTTAGCGGTTGAATTAGATGACAACGCTACTGGATTCTTTTACAAGAATATGCTTTCGGGCGGTCTTGCAACTATCGCGGCGAACTTCAATATCGGTAATATGGCAAGCATGGAGAGTTATATTGTTGACGATTCGGGTATAGATGTATCTGGTGTAATACTAAGTACCCCCGCTGCATAATAGGTAGCTACACGGTTAAAAGCCGACAAGACGCACAGGTTCCTCCTTGCCTGTGCGTTTTGTTTTGTTTTGTGGTATAATGTTGATATATTATTTAGGAGGTTTATGAAAAAACACTACCAAGACACCGTACTGGTGTATAACCCTGATCTTAATTGCAGGGATATTACTTCGGAAGTGGTGAGGGTAAGGAAGGTCAAGAAACTTAATATGCCCGAAGGGAGGATCGAACAGCGCGCGATTTATAAGGAAAAAATCGTAGAATTTGATCACCGTGAGGGCTTTACGGTTACATGGGACGGCAGACCTATGACTGTACCTCCTGGTGGTAAACGTGTTATGCCTAGGTATATTGCAGAACATTTTGCTCGTAAATTAGCGGATCATATATTGAGAAAAAGAGATGACGAGGAAAATGCTAAAAATAGGATCAAACCTGAGGCACAAAAAGAAGTTCATTTCATTAATAATGCCGAGAGAACGGCTTTGATGAACGAGATTATTATAGAGACGGTACAGCCGTTTTTTGGGGAGCCTACAAAACGTGAAGGTGATAAGGTAGAGGAAGAGTTCAGAGAGCTTAACAAGGGTATTGTTGAGAAAGACAAAACTGATCTGTCTAATCTTAAATTAACTGATTTACACAAAGAATGCGATAAGCTGGGCATAGATATTACAAAACACGAGTCAAAACAAGAGTTGATCGGTAAGATTTTAGCTGTATAACGGCAATACAATTAGGCTTTTTCTATAAACATTTTACTGTAAGATGATTTTTTGCTATAATTAGTATAAATAATTAACAAAAGGAACATTATGGCTTCAGAAGACGCAAAAAGAGATAGTAACCACGTTACTACTATGTTGGCCTATGATGACACCAACAGTGAAGTTAAACGGGTGAAAGTTGATCCTAAAACTGGCGGTATTATAGTAAGTTCGAGCACCACCTCTGATTTATCGGTGGACGCTTATTATAAGAAGAAGTATTACACCAACGAGGGACCTGTTAATGACGGCGTCGTATGGAGTCCTGCGGCGGGAACGCGGTGGCACATAACTGATATATATGTACAAACTTCTGCTGCGGCGACTATTACGCTAGAGGACGACTTGACCGCTGGTGACTCTGTTATCTGGAAAGGTGAATTTGCTGCTAATTCTGGCTGGTCGCACTCTTTCACCACTCCGTTGTTTTCAGGTGAGGACGCTGCGGATTTGCTAGTAACTACCAGCGCAGGCAATGTTTATATAACCGTAGTCGGGTATGAATTATAGGAGCTAATATGACAATTACAATCACTATCCCAGATGAAATTAAGGACAGGGTGGAAACGGCTTTTGCTAACACCTATGGGTACCAAGCAACGGTAACTGATGAAAAAGGCGAGACCGTGGATAACACTCAAACAAAAACAGATTTTTTGCAGGCACAACTTGTAGCAAAGCTAAAAAACATTGTAAAGAGCTATGAGAGCCAACAAGAGAGGGTAACTGTAGAAAAAGAGATAGACAAAGATTTACTAAATATAACGTAAGGACATTATGGCTGCTCGCTACTGGGTAGGAGATACAGACCCTGCTGTATGGAACGACACGAACCACTGGAGTACAACTGCTGGTGGTGCTGGTGGTGCCAGTGTACCTTCTACCGGTGATGATGTCTTTTTCACTAGCGACAATACTAACAGTTGTACCGTTGACGCAGACATTTCAATAAAATCATTGAGCATTGCCTCTGGCTATACTGGTACCTTTGATAATGCTACCAATGACAAAGACGTTACCGTATCAGGAGATGTTACCCTAGACGGTACACGGGTAGATATGGGTGATGGTACTTGGACTGTGAGTGGGAACTGGGATAACAAAGATGTAACAACGTTTAACCGTAATTTATCGACGTTGGTGATGGATGGAGGCACCGAACTATCACCTAAAAACTTAAACTTCAAACACTTGGGTTATGTGGCGCAAAATATCACTATTAGTGGCTATGTTGCCACTAATCCCCCAGGCGGTTCTTATCTTTATTGCCAAGGTACAGTAACAATATCTGGTACCCTTAGTATAAGTAGTGTTTCTAGATTAGTCTTATCTGCGAGTACTTCGGCAGATTTATATGTTACCGAAACAGGCAAAATTACCGGTGCTGGTTCACTCCAGCTAGGCTATAACTCTGAAATTGCTCAAATGGATGGTGTTATAGACGTTACGAATTTGCATATTACACAACAGCACGATGCCTCAACCTCTTCGCTGGTGCCAGCTACATACGATTCAGCAAACGTAGCGTTTTCCTCAGATAATATTCATAATGTAGGTTGGACACCTTTGTCTGGCACTTATACTTTTAGCGGAAACGTAACTTTTAAAGGGAGTAGTAGCACAGGCACATTCACTGTTAATAACTCCACCAACAACCCTAACTTCATATTCAAAGGTAATATAACATTCACTAACGGTACTGGCACTCTTAACTGGACTAAAGGCACAGGCACTATTACCTTCGCTGGCACTACAGCCCAAACTGCAGACTTCCTAGATAAAAGCGTAGAAGACCTAGTAATAAGCAATACCTCAGCCACAGTATCACTTACTGGAAATGGAGTAACTACCGATAGCCTAACGGTAGATAGTGGTGCAACCTTTGACCTAAACGGAGAGAACCTCTCTTATGCCTCTGCCTCATCTACCACTAACAATGGTACTATCCGCCTGCAAGGGGGAGAAACACTAACTAATGTAGCTAACCTAGATACAGACAGTGGTACTGTTACCTACTATGGTGATAACGGTGGAGGTGGTTCACCCTTTACTATCAAAGACTTTGGAGCTACT